GTGATTAGTATTCAAGCATTCGGTAGTAGCTCCAAAGGGAACTGCTACCGAATCAAAACTTCAACCAATGGTGATGAACTACTACTGGATGCAGGGTTATCCTTTAAAGAAATTCAACGGTATTGTCGATTTAACTTTCTGCATCTATGTGGGGTATTAGTCACTCATGAACACGGAGATCATAGCAAAGCTGTCCACGATTTATTAAAGCTTGGCCATCGTGTATATATGTTAAAAGATACTGCAGATGCGTTATATGTAGCAGGTAATCATAAAGCTATTTACATTACACCTAAGGTTCAATTTACGATAGGCAATTTTACTATATTGCCATTTGAACTAGAACACGACGTTCCTAATGTTGGTTTTTTGATTTCTGATGGTGAGGAAAAACTCCTATATATCACCGATACATATTACTGCAGGTACACCTTTAAAGATGTGAATCACATTATGGTTGAATGTAATCATTCGTATGAAATTTTAAACCAATATGTAGAAAATGGTTCTTTAGATAAAAAACGAATGGAAAGGTTAATTCAATCTCATTTTTCTCTGGAAAATGTTATTAAATTTTTAAAATCTATGAACCTAACTAAATGCCAAGATATACGACTACTACATTTATCAGATGGCAATTCTGATGCTGCAGCATTTAAGCAAGCTGTTCAGTCTGCTACCGGTAAATATGTAATCGTAGAACAAGAAAGGAGTCCATTATGATTGTTAAATCGATTCAAATTACAGATAACGATATCAATATCGCCTATCAGAAACCATCTGCTACGGGTCTGACAGATGTCTTTACCATTAAATCTAAAGATGATCCGCGACCTGAACTTATGCAAGCCTTCAGTCGGCTACAGGCTATTATGAAAAAGAATTTTGAATTCCTGGAAGAGTTTAATATCCCGTTTGTCGTAAGACAATTCAAGTTTAAATATGGCGTTATAGAGGACGTGGTGGAGAAAGTCAGCGTTGAAGGTATTATACAAGATGCAAACTCTACTGATGAATTGAAATTCAAGACTGATTGGTTGTCGGTAGAGTATGCAGACCGTACATTTGCTATTTCAGTGCAAGACTTAATTGATGAATGTGTAAAGTTTATCATGGGGAACCGAGCCCAGGATAGTTTGTTTATAGATGAGGAATGATGATTTATGGCAAAAGACCAATCCTATTATTTTAGCCATGATGTTACAGCGAGCAGCGACCCTAAGATAGTGGCCATGATATCTGAATATGGAATGATCGCGTATGCATGGTGGTGGATTATTCTTGAAAAGCTAGCATCATATGAAGATTACAAACTGCCATTAAAAAGATATACATTCCTTGCTCTTGATAATGAATTAGGAGTAAAAAATAAAGAAAATTTAACATGTGTTGAACATGTGTTCAAACAAAATGAACACATGTTTGAACAAAATGAGTTATGTTCAATGTGTTCATTTTTGTTCGTAAATTCATTGATTTCAGACTACGAATTATTAGCTCGTGATGATGAATATTTTTGGTCTCCGAGCTTAACACGGCGCCTTGAATTTCGAAAAGTTAAAAACGAAGAACTCCGCGAAAAACGTAGGCTCGCAGGCATTAAGAGCGGAGAGGCTAGACGTAAAAACGAACAAAAACGAACACGTGTTCAACAAAAAGGAACACATGTTGAGCAAAACGAACTAATAAAAGAAAAGAAAATAAAAGAAAATAATATAGAGAGAGATACGCGCGCGCGTGAAGATGAAAATCCTCTATCTATGTTTGACGATGATGAAGTAAAAAATAAACCTATTTACGAATTGTATATGAAATCAATTGGAGTTGTATCACCTGCTATTAAAGAACGGTTAGATGATCTAGTTGAATCATATGGTAAGGAACGAGTTATTGTTGCTATCAATACCACAGCCGATAACGGAGGTAATAGTATCAAGTATGTTGAAACTGTTACAGCAGGGAATTTAAAAAAGGAGGTGAATAAAGATTTTGGAACCACTAAACGTAACAGCAGCAATAGAGGCTCTTCGAGAAAAGACGAGCAAGTTGACTGGCAAGCGGAATATGAAAGAGTACACGGTAAAAAATGAGTTCTTTTATCCAATTTATGATAAACCAGTAGTCATTCAAACTAATGTTAATACTACGTATGCTGCAGTTGGAATTCCTAAGCGGTATTACGATATGGATTTTGAGTGGTTGCGCAAGCATGGTAGCTTTCCTAAAGAAAACGCTGAAGCCTATACTGTGGTTAAGGAGTACTCTCATAACCTAAAAGAAAATCTTGAGTCTGGCAAGGGGCTTATATTAAGGGGACCAGCTGGTACAGGAAAGACATCTATTGCAGTTAGCCTTCTAAAAGAGGCCATGAAATTAGGCAGAGGATGCCTTATGATTTCAATGCCAAATCTACTAGATAATATGCTTACGTTATCTAAGGGCGATAATGTAGCCTATCTGAGCTATGAGCAAAAACTTAGAAATATTCCCTTGTTATTGCTTGATGATTTCGGGGCAGAGTATTCGAAGTCTGACTGGGTAGCATCTAAGGTTGAAAGCGTTATTATTGATCGCTACAACCGAATGAAGCCTATAATTCTTACGACGAATTATAGCGAGACCTGGACTGAAGAAAATTATAGTCAAAGAATATACGACCGCTTACGTGGAGAATATGAAGAGGCTATATTTAATGGAGAATCACACCGATGAAGATTCTCCTACGATGTCAGTTTAGGTTTAGAAAGAAAACCCATAACCGGTTCCCAACGTTAAATGAGTATATTGACTGTGAGCGTGGTTCTACTATAGCAGCCGCCGCTATGAAAAAGAAATGCACCGAGCAAGTCAAAGAACAATGTCTATCACAACAGATAGAATCAGTTAAGGGCAAAATAGACCTATTATTTGAATGGCACTCATCAACCAGGCATGATCCTGATAACGTAGCTTTTGCTAAGAAATTTATTCTTGATGGATTACAAGCTGCAGGAGTGCTAGAAAACGATAATAGGGAATTCATCGGGACTATGGCTGATGAGATTGTAAATGACGATGATGATTTTGTGATTGTACATATCACAGAACATATGAGTATATTCCTATAGTCACCAATAGCCGTAAAAATTAAAATTTCATATGTATAAGAACGTTTTAATGCGTTAATGAGTGAATCTTCATGAAGCTGGAATAAAACAATACGGACTAAAATAAAGCGTAAAGGAGGAGATGCATTTGAATGAATGCGAAATTGAAAAAATTACTAGGTTGGCTACTGAGGTGGCTACTAAAACCTACTATGAATTAGCCAAACAAGAAAATGCACAGCTAGGTCGTAAACTTCGACACAACACGATCAAGCTATTAAAGCATTATAGTCAATTACAGTCATATGTAGACAATGCTATCTCGGATTCGACACAAGCCGAAGATATATGGCTCAATGAACTGTTGATTGATATGTTTGACGATAAAAGCATTGTGAAAGTGAATGCGATTGTTAAATCTAAAGAAAAAACAGCATTGATGATGCGACATGTAAATAACATGCTCGATATCTATGCTGAGAAGTGTAGCGGCAAGCAATTCAAATATTGCGAATGCATGCGCAGGTATTATATTGATGGAGAAACCTTAGAAGAGATTGCAGAATCATTTCCTGAAAAGCCAGATGTTCGTACCATCAAACGTTACATCGCTAGAGGGATTGAAGAGTTATCTGTATTGCTGTGGGGAGTTATTGGGTTAAATACAAAGCTAGCCTGAAAAATTGTCCCAAAACTGTCCTAGACCTGTCCTTCTTGACAGTTTATAATGATAGTGTGAGTTAATAGGGAAACAAATACTCTCTCTCTCTCAACGACACAGTGAATACCTAGAACACTAAAGCAAAAGACCACTTAATCTATACGGTTAGGTGGTCTTTTTGCATACAAATTAGAGTAAGTGAGGTGAATGCGATTGACTGATGTGTATTGTGAAAAGAGGCGATGCCTCAATAATGTGAAAGGTTGGTGCAAGGCTAATGGAATTCATATAGACCATATGTGTAAATCGTATGCACCATCACATTCGTTAGTAAAGACAAAAACCGCAAAGGTTCATAAGGAATGCGGTAAATACAAGCAAAATAAAGGCGTTTTAAAGTAGCTAGGAGGTGAAATAGTGGCTGCATTAAAAAACAAACGACATGAAAAGTTTTGTCACGAGTACATCAAGGACATGAATGCGAAACAGGCCGCTATTCGAACTGGTTACTCTGAGAAATCTGCGGAGTCTCAATCATCAAGACTGTTAAGGAATGACAAGGTTAAAAAACGGGTTGCCGAGCTCCGTGACGCCTACTTCAACGAAAACATCATGACAGCACAACAAGTTGAGTATGAGTTAACAAGAATTGCCCTGGGGCTCTCAAATGAAAAACACGTCGTTATCGAAGGTACAGGGGAAGGATGTTCCGAAGCCCGCATTATCGATAAACCACCTGACGAGAAGTCAAGACTGAAAGCACTGGAGCTAATGGCTAAACGCCATAGAATACTTAGCGGTGATACAACTATCGATATTAAACCTGTACTCATCGTAGGTGGTGACGATATTGCAGACTAATAGAGTGTACTTGCCTGATATCGTAGGCAAGGGGTATGGTGCTTTTTGGAAATTCAAAGGGCGTTATAAAGTAGTCAAGGGCAGTCGTGCCAGTAAGAAGTCTTCTACCCAGTCTCTAAAAGTTATTATGGAGATAATGGAGAACCCTTGTATAAACTGGCTAGTCGTTCGTAAGACAGAACGGACTTTGCGTGACAGTTGTTTCGCGCAACTCAAATGGGCTATGCGCCAGTTGAAGGTGGAGCGGTACTTCAAATGTTCTGTATCGCCACTTGAGATAACGTATATCCCAACAGGACAGAAGATTCTATTTCGTGGTCTCGATGATCCTTTAAAGGTAACATCCATTACTGTTGAAGTTGGGGCGCTGTGTAGGCTATGGATTGAAGAAGCTTACGAGATTATGAGTGAAGATGCCTTCGACCGACTGGATGAGTCTATTCGTGGCCAGTTGCCTGACGGTTTGTATCACCAGGTAGTCTTAACTTTTAACCCGTGGTCCGATAGGCACTGGCTAAAGAAACGATTCTTTGATGAGCCTAGTGAAAACGTGCTAGCCATGACTACGAATTACCTGTGTAACGAGTTCCTGAGTGAATCTGACTTAGTGTTATTCGAAGAGATGAAGAAGAACCCTAAGCGGTACCAAGTAGCAGGGCTCGGCAACTGGGGCGTTGTTGAGGGCCTGGTTTATGAAAACTGGAAAGAACAAGAGTTCAGTATTGATAAAATACGCAAGTTACCAGGGGCAAAAGCCATATTCGGCTTGGATTTTGGTTATACTACAGACCCGACAGCTCTCTTCTGTGGTGTCGTTGATTCTGCAGAACGACGACTGTATGTGTTCGATGAGCTCTACGAACACGCTCTCACTAACAGTGCAATAGCTGAACGAGTAAAGCGTTTGGGATATGCGAAAGAGACTATTATTGCTGATTGTGCCGAGCCTAAAAGCATAGCCGAGTTGAGAGGATTTGGAATGACTCGAACTCGGGCATCTAAAAAAGGTGCAGATAGTATTCTGAATGGTATACAGCGCATCCAGGATTATGAAATTATAGTGCACCCTAGATGTGTTAACTTTCTTACAGAAATCAGCCAATACCAATGGGGGAAAGATAGATTTGGTAAGTATACAGGCAAGCCTGAAGATGAAAATAACCATTTAATGGATGCTATGAGGTATGCATTTGAGAAATTTGCTGTGGTTAAATCCATCAATTCTGATATTTATTAGGAGGAACTTCATTATATGTTTATTACAAACGAACAGAAGTATGCATACCAGTTATTACATGATGCGTACTATGGGTCCGGGATATTCTCTTTAGGTCGTGGTTTAAAACAGCATCCAAGAGAAAGCATAGACAATTATAATTTCCGTAAAAAGTTATCAAGCTATTCTAATCATACAGCAGCGATTATTAATGCGAATGTAGATCCTATCTTTAATGATGAAATTCGAAGAGAGTATAAAGAAACGGCTAAATTCAAAGTGTTTTTAACAGATGCAGATCGATTAGGTACATCATTACAAGAATACATTCAGCAACAAGCTGTGATTGCCAAAATGTATGGTGTTGTGTATGTCATTGTTAACAATGAAGCAGAATTTGGTGAAAGTTTGGCTGATAATGTACGTGATAGACGGTTACCGTATTTAACTTCAGTTGAACCTAGTAATGTGACTGGTTGGAAACTGGATGACAAAGGTCGAATGATTAGATTCGAATATAGAACGATTATTACTGATGATAATGGAGGTAGTTCAACAGTATATTATGAATGGACAGATACAAAATGGACTATTCGTGATAAAGGGCGAGGCATTATTAATGAAGGTGAACATGGGTTAGGACGTGTCCCTGTAGTGCAATGGTTTGGCCGTAGCACTAAGAAAACAACTATATTACCGCATCCAGAGTTCTATTCGTTAGCACAAAAGAACTATAGAGTTTATCATCTAGATAGTTTATTGACACAGATTTTGAACTCTCAAACATTTTCTACTTTAACCATGCCATCCGATGAAGGTATAGAAGATTTAACCTTGGGCGTTAACAACGTACTACTATATCCATCAGAGGCCAGTCATCCTCCTGCTTTTATTGCTCCAGATAATGGGCCGGCACAGATCATCATGCAAGAAAAGGAAGCGGAAGTTAAAGAAATGTACCGCATAGGTGGTGTTGATTCTGTAGTAGGGGTTCAGCAGGAAAAATCAGGGGTTGCTAAGCAGTGGGCATTCAAAAGAACAAATCAACGACTAGCAAACTTCGCTGTACAGTGTGAAAATGCAGAGAAAGCCATTATTGCATTATATGAATTGTGGACTGGCGAGCAGTTGAATTATAAATGCGAATATCCAAGGGACTTTGACATTAATGATGTAGCTGATTGCTTATCTCAAGGACAGCAAGCCCTTGATTTAGGGTTTAAATCTAAAACATATTATGTTGAAGTGCTTAAACGCATCCTTGATGGATATATGCCTAATATTGACGGCAATGTATATGATGCCATTGTTAAAGAAGTGGAAGCTACTGCACAGCAAGAAGTATTAGATGACATGTATTCAAATGGAGAAAATCCGGATGAGAATAGTGAGCGACTAGATGAATAAGCATACCGAACGTGTCATACGCGATATAATTGATGAGTTTGAAGCCGAAGTACGTCGATTATTAGACGAAGGGCATACGCCTAAATATGCTGTTAAAGAAGCATATAAAAAATATCCTGTAATGGAAGCAATGAAAGACACGTTAATCAATGAGTTGGTTAAGGAGTGTGCTAGGGGATATGGTGTAGACATAGGTGTAACCAGTGATGCAGTTAAAAGTGCAATAATCGCAGGCATGCCATATAAATTACAAACCATTTCAAAGGCAATGCAAAAGGCATGGGCACCGGATGGATTAAACTTATCTGAACGGCTGCATAATGCATCTAGTCGTGTCAAAAACGATGTTGCAGCAGCAATATACGATGCGATGAAGAAAGGGCAGGATACATTAGCTACAGCAAAGGATATATTTGATGGCTATGGTGGTAATTCTGTCATTTCAAAAGCTGAATTACCTGATTTTTTGGAGAAGCTTCGCAAGTTGTCTATTCCATTGCCTAATGATGAAGCTGGGAAAGATATGCTTAAATATCAGCTTCGTAAAGTCCGCCGATTAGTTGAGCAAGAAACTACTCCGGGACTTAGAGCTGCATATAGTGAGTTGATTGATGCTATTGAAAAGAGCAATACAGCAGCTTTAAATCATACCATATATGTTGCGACGCAGGAAAAGGCTCGTTATCATGCTGAACGTATTGCTAGAACTGAAAGGGCTCGTGCATATGCAGAGGGTGAGATTGCAAGACATATGGATGATCCTGATGTAGTTGCATTTCAATGGAAATTGAGTACACGACATCCTGTGGTTGATATATGTGATGTATATGCAAATGCTGATTTGTATGGACTTGGAAAAGGTATTTACCCTAAAGATAAATTTCCTCATTTACCTGCACATCCGCATTGTATATGTCGTATTAAGCCAATTATAGAAGGCATGATTGATACTGCATTAGCCAAGCCAAATATAGAAGCTGGAGGGCTAGCGTACTTGAAGTCGTTACCAAAGCGGGAACAAGAGCGAATTTTAGGCGTAAATGGTCGCAATTTAGTAATGAATGGGCATGCATCATGGACTGAGGAAGCTAGGGGCTGGGATGGCACTATATTCAAAAGCAGACTTCCTGTTATTGAGTCGTTGAAAGATTATATTAAAAATGGAAAAATTAATATTGAGGATCTTGCAAAACGTCGGGAGTTTGAAACAATAGATGATGTTAGATATCGTGTTATTGATTACATTAACTCACCATACTTTAATAGCAGCTATGTGATGCGGCAAAGCATGCATATAAAAGGTGGTAAGCTTTACGATGAAACTCAAAATAAAAGCTATTATAACTATGAAATTCCTCATGCCGATGTTATAGAGGCCATACGAGAATCCGTTTATAATGGTGGTATTAGATTTACTCGGAAGGGTGATTGGAATCATAAAATAATGGTTGATATATCCCCTCATATTGGGTATGATGTAAATGTAAGTAGAGGAACAAAGCAGAAAACAAGCCTTGCAACTGTACATGTATCAGGAAAGGGTGTTCATATAGTACCAAAAGGAAGTGAACGAAAATGACAGAAGAACAACTTTATAAACGCTATAATGAGATTCGTTCAGAAAATGTAGAAGTCAGATTCGTTGACGGTGACATTATTACTGGCAAATTGGATTCGTTTACATCGGGTGTGAATAATGAGCCTGATGAAGCATCAATATATGTTGGCGAATATGAATTGTATGCCAGTGAAATCGTAGAAATACGAGAAATTTAAAACTTAATCAATCAAGCACTTGCTTATGCAGGTGCTTTTTTATTTGCCTTTTTAGTATTGCAGGCGTAAAAGAACAAGACCGCGGTCGTGAGGTGTGGCTCACGAAAATAAAGCGAAGAGGGAAAGCTTATTTTACAGGAGGTCATACAGATGACAAAAGAGGAACTAATTAAGTTAGGGTTAACGGAGGAACAAGCAGAGGCAGTGACTAAGGATTATGGTGAAAACTACGTTTCCAAGAGTCAATTTAATGCCAAGAATGATGAGGCGAAAGCTGCAAAAGCGGCAAAAGAAATCGCCGACCGTGAGCTTGCTGATGCGCAAGGCAAGCTAGAAAAAATCACCTCTACAGGGATTAAAGATGATGCAGGTATTGTAGCTATGCAGCAACGAATTAAAACCCTGGAGGATTCTGTAGAGGCCGAGCGTAAAGCAAGAGAAAATGCTGATGCACAACGTGTACAGTCTGAAATTTCTGCAGCCGTGGTTGATTCTTTGACGAAGCGTAACGCTATGGATCCTAAAGAATTCTCAAAGCTGATTGTTGGTAACATCAAAGTCAACGAAGATGGTACTTATGGATATATTAAGCCTGATGGTACTAGCGGAACTGTTGACGATTGCGTAGATGAATGGCTAAAAGGTAAAGATTATGCAATTAAAGATGTACAAAAACGCGGAAGTGGTTCAGGCACAAGCGGTGCAGGAAGCAACAATTCTGGCGGTAATAAGCCAGTAGGTTTAAAAGGGGCCGTAGCGGCTGCTATTGGAACCCAATAAATTTTATAAATTCTAATAACGGAGGAATAAACTAATGCCAATTACATTAGCTGAAGCAAAACTTAACGTACAAGACGATTTACAAATGGGAGTTATTGATGAATTCCGTAAATCGTCTTTTTTATTTGAAAACTTAACATTTGATGATGCTGTATCTCCTACTGGCGGTGGCGGTACTTTAACCTATGGTTATACTCGATTATTAACACAACCAACTGCAGATTTCCGTGATATTAATGCTGAATACACACCTCAAAGTGTAACTCGTAAACGTCATACTGTTGATTTGAAAGTATTTGGCGGGTCCTTTGAAATCGACCGTGTAATCGCTAAAATGGGCGGTATTGTTGATGAAGTAACATTACAAATCGAACAAAAGGTCAAGGCTGCAACTGCATTGTTTAATGACACTGTTATTAATGGCGATACTGGTACCAACGCTAAAGCATTTGATGGTTTAGACAAGGCGCTTTTAGGCTCTTCTACTGAATATACACCTACAGCAGCTATCGATTTGTCTGATAGTGGTGCTATTGATGCAAACTACAAGACATTCTTAGACCAACTCGATGAATTCCTTTTAGGCTTGGATGGTGCGCCATCTGCCATTATGGGCAACTCTAAATTGATTGCTAAAATTCGAGCAGTAGCTAGACGTTCTGCGATGTACTCTACTCAATTAAATGAATTCGGACAACAAGTTGAATACTACGGCATTACACCATTAGTTGACCTTGGCACCAAAGCTGGTAGCAATGATCCTGTAGTAGGTATTAATGGTCAAGGTGAAACTTCTTTATATGTCGCACGCCTTGGCCTCGATGGTTTCCACGGCGTATCTCTTGCGGGCGATAATGTGGTTAACTTATGGCTCCCTGACTTCACCTCTTCCGGAGCTGTAAAGAAAGGCGAGGTCGAAATGGTTGCCGCGGTTGCATTAAAAGCATCTAAAGCTGCAGGTGTATTCCGCAAAATTAAAGTTAAATAAGGAGGCCGAATATGCCGATTATAAAATCTCCAGTGCCTGATTATACAGGACAAACTGGCAATGTTCCTTTTGTTAATGGTGAAGGATTTACTGAAGATGCTAATCATATTGCGTGGTTTGCGGACCATGGATACGAAATCGTAACAGCAGATACTGAACCACCTGCAGATACTGAACCACCTGCAGATACTGAACCACCTGAAAAGCCTACAAAAGGCAGTAAAGGTGGTAGTAAAAAATAAGCACCGGTGAATAGCCAGGATATTTTCAACAAGCGTATTTGTCAGGCAGTAAAAGCGAGTACTATTGAAGTTCGAGATACTGCACAGGAGAAACATAGATTTACCTCGAGAACAGGGAATCTAGAAAAGGCTGTTGATTATCGAATTTCTAATAGTGGAATGCAAGGGGTTGTATTTATTGATAGTGATGTCGCTAAATACGGCCCTTTTGTACATGCAGGGACACCAGCACATGTAATTCGGCCGCATTTTAAGAAGATATTGAGATTCGTACCACAAGGCGGTAATGGGTTTATATTTGCTAGGAAAGTGGTTCACCCTGGGACTGCCCCAGATCCATTTTTGTATGAAGCGTTACAAAATAATGTCTCAAATATTACTAGTATTTTTTCCAGATATACCGATATTGCACTAGATGATGTGGCACAAGGGCTAGTAAAAGATGAGATTACGCTAAGTTTTAAAATATAAGGAGTACTGTATGCTATATAATTTTGAAGATATAGCCGGCCTATTAGGGGATGAATTGCTGACGCAAGAGGTAACAGAGGTCGCTGTATCCAAAGCAGAACAATGGCTATATGTACTTGCGGATAGATTAGGTGTGTCAAAGGATAAAGTTATACGTAGTTTTACTATCGATGAATTAGTCCTTGCATATAACTATCGAGAAGTCTGCGTTAATAAGTCGTATGCTTTGCCAGGAAGTTATACTAACAATGGTTCGACGGATGACTTCTATTCTAAAAAATTAGAATACTATGAAGCTCGTATTAAATTATTGGAATCGCGAATAACACCAGGGCAGCTTACAGGCAACCCTACAGAGTACAAAGGCTATCGCTCTGTTGAAATCTTTAGGGGGTAATATGTGGCTAGATTTAATGCAACATATTAAATCTACTATCGACAATAGCGGTGCTCCATTTAATGTCATGCTAGGTGCTATGCGACCACAAGCAGCGAAAGTTGATGAAAATGGCGTTATTATGATTATTCGTGGGGAAACTACGAGGGGTGATAACTCCATTCAATCTGAATTAGAGCAAGAACTATATATCGAGGTTTGGGGGAGAAATGATAACCCAGATTTACAAGTCGGTTATGAATTAATAGCTAACTTGGAGGATAGGTTCGAGGCAATTATTAATGATCTACGCAAACGTTGTGGTGAATTAGATGAAACTGCATGTATATTACAGAACACTGGCTATCAGATTATAGATTTAGTTTGTACAAGTAAAGTTGGCGACCATGATAGTGTGCGACCTTTAGTTGGTACGCAATATCGCTTTATGGTTCGCCTTATTGATTTAAAAGAGAAAACTAACGGAGGTATTTTCTAATGGCACCAGCTGCAACACCAAAAAAATTATACAAACCGGCTCAAACCGCAATGCCTACAGCCGGCAAGAATTATCTTATTTATTTAAATGTAGGCACTGACGAAACTACTAATGCTGAATGGCTTATCTTGGGCGGTCAACGTAGTGGCGATGTATCTCGTAAGGCAGACGCTATAGATGCATCTAGTAAAGATAGCGGCGGTTGGAAAGTTACAATTCCGGGCCAAAAAGAATGGTCTATAGACCTTGAAACACTACTTATGCCAAACGAAGAAAGCCTTGTATTGCTTGAAAAAGCATTCTTAAACGATGAAAAAGTTCATCTAAAATTTGAATATCCGGACAAATCTTTCATGACTGGCTATGCATCTGTTACAGAATTGTCCTTAAGTACTCCGCACGATGATGTGGCTACTTATAAAGGCACTTTGAATGGTGCCGGTGCATTGTCTGAATTGAAAAAAGCCTAATTAACTATTAACAAGGAGTGTGTTTTAACATGAAAAAAATTAATTGTGATCTATTCGCTATGGGCGAAACTATCTATTTCAGCATTGGTCGTATTGCTGAGTTGGAACAGCTATGGGGTGAGCCTATTTTTAAAGCGGTACAAAATGGCACAATGACATTTAATCAGCTTATCACTGCATTGGTCGTAGGTATGAAACACCACGGCAAAAAGCGTGATTACATCTATTATCAAGATAAATTGCAAGAACTCTTTGACGAGGGAACAGTCCAATATGCCGACCTTGTACAGTTGATTGTACAAGCCCTTATTGGTAGTGGTGTATTTGGTAAAGCTGCATATTACGCATTATTCCCAGATGAGGCCGATGAGCAAGCACGCTCCGAGGTTGAGGCTGAAAACGAAACAAAAAACTAAGAGGGGGCGACACCGCCCCCTCTTTTAAAGTATGGATAACTAAGGCAGAACGCATGGCCTATGGTCCGCTTAACTTAAAGCCATGGGAATTCATGAATTTAAGCCCTATGGAATATTACAAACTTGCCGAGGGTTATGAGTTAAGAACGGAAATAGAGGACCGTAAGCAAGCGTATTTTGCGTGCCTTATGACAAATGTACATATCGCAGGCAAGCGAAAACTGACTGTTGAAGATATTATGAAACAACTTCATCCGATGACATTAGCTAAACGCAAAAACGAAGAAAAGTTATTCATGGAAGAATTCAGACAAGAGGGAGGTGAGATATAGCATATGGCCGAAAGTCAAATTAATGTCAAAATTGTTGGCTCGTCTAATGGTGCTGAACAGGCACTTGATAGAGTAGCAAGGAAAGCTGAGCAAGCACTAGGCAAAAGCATTTCTAATTCGCTAGATAGCGTAAGAAATAAAGCTCAAAAGGTCTTTGGGGTTGAGATTCCGGGACTTATGAACGCTGCAAAGTCTGGTGCTGCATTCGCTGGTGCTGCGATGGGCATTGAGGCAGCCGGTAGGGCGTTAAAGGAGATGGCCGTTAATGCAGTTAAGACAACGGACCAATTAACGCAATTAAGGGCTCGCATTGATCTTATCAATGACGGCAGTCAAAGTACCGCTGAAATTATGGATAAGGTATTTTCTGCCGCCAATCGTTCACGTGGTAGCTTTTTAGATATGGCTGATAGCGTTGCAAAACTAAATTTGTTAGCAAAAGACGCTTTCACCTCCAATGATGAGGCCATTTATTTTGTTGAACAGTTAAATAAGCAATTTAAAATTGCCGGTGCAGGTGTACAAGAAACTACATCCGCTATGTACCAATTAACGCAAGCTATGGCAGCAGGTAAGTTACAGGGCGACGAATTCCGTTCCATCATGGAAAATGCTCCAATGTTGGCACAAAGTATCGCACAAGAAATGGGGCTATCTGTAGGGCAATTAAAAGAAATGAGCTCGCAAGGTCTTATTACTGCTGACATTATTAAGAATGCGTTATTTAATAGTGCAGAAGAAACAAACGCAAAATTCGCAGAAATTCCTATGACATTCCAAGATATAGGAACTAAATTGCAGAATGATCTTATTGCTGCGTTCCAACCAGTAATGGAGGAACTGGGCAATATGACAAGTTCCGATGCATTTATGAGCGTGTTAAACGAATTGGCGTTTGCCTTTAAAGTAGTAGCTGCAGCTGCACAAGTATCTATTGCAATTATTAAAGGTGCTTTTAGTGGCCTAAGCGTGGTTATCACGACCATTAAAAATATCGTATCTAGCTTTGTACAGTTGTTTGTTACATCCATGCCTTTGATTACTGCCGCTATTATTGGTGTGAGTGCTGCGTTTTTAGCACAGAAAGCAATTATAGCAAGTCATAATACAATGCTTGCTTTATTAACTGTTCGCACAACTTTGGTTACTGCTGCAAGCGTAATCTTGGGTGGTGCTATTGGTGCGGTAGGTCTTGCGTTTGGTGCTTTTAGGGCTATTGCAATGACTACACAAGCCGTAATTATGGCTATTAGGACTGCGAATATTGCTAGTGCGGTTGCGATGGGCGTGGCAAAGGTGGCTACACTTGCATTGAGTGGTGCTACAGCAATTCTTAACGCAATCATGATGGCAAACCCTATCCCTATATTTGTAGGTGCATTAATGACGCTTGTCGCTGTATTTGGTCTTTCTAGGGCTGCGGCAGGTGGTTTTAGTGAAACGCTAAGCGAAGTATTTTCCACTATCGTTCATACAGCCGTTTGGGGTGTAAATAAGATTATCGAGGCTTTGAACTGGTTAATCGCTAAACTTAATAGCGTAGGTGATAAGGTTGCGAAGTTCTTTGGTGGCACGTTTACTGCTATTCAACAAGTAGACACGATTTCTGCTGATACTGCACAAAGTATCGTCAATACTGCCGGTGATATTATGGGGCAAATCACATCAGGCTTATCCGGTGGAGGTGGCGACCTTGCAGTAGGCGGTGGCGGTGGTGGTGGTGCTGACACTGGAGGCGGTAAAGGTGGCAAAGGCGGAGGCGGTAAAGGTGGCAAAGGCGGAGGCGGTAAAGGTGGCAAGGGTGAAGATCTAGCAAAAGAGGCTAAACAAATTCACGAAAAAATCTTGCAATCTTTCCTTGAAATGCAAGGCAACCAAGTAGAGTTAATCGAACTTCAATACAAAAAGGAGCGAGAAGAACTTGAAAAGTCAAAAACCGCTAACGAAAATTACCACGAGGACTTGAAATTACTTGATGAAGTTTATGCAGAAAAGCGTATCAAGGCGAAACAGGAGGAAATGACAAAATTACGTGCCATTGAAACTGGTATTCGTGATATGCAACAAGATTTTGCGTTTAAAACTGCAAGTAAAGATAGTACAGGGAATGTATCTCCTGCCGTGCAGTTGGCAACAGATTATGCAAACGCCATTGATGAAGTCGAGGACCGTTATGCAGATATGGTCGACAAGTTCATGAAAATGGACAAAATGGAGCAACAACATCACATTGATACGTTAAAACAACGAGGTGTTGAATTCGAAATGAGTGCTGACGGACAAATTTCCTATGAAAAAATGAAAAATGAGGAATTGTTAGCACTGCAAGACGAATATGCTAAAAAGTCTTTACAACAACATATTGATCTTGTTAACGAGAAACATGCTATTGATGAGGCTATGCGTACTCAGAACTTCGAGGAGTTACAAGCTGTATTGAGTGATGAATATATCGCTGAGCAACAACATTACGACCTTATGAAAGGCTTACTCGAAGAATGGAAACAGTCCGTATTCGATGCTCATTGGAATGGACAACAAGTCATGTTTGACGCTGCACAAGCCGGCTTGGATAGTTTTCAAAATTCTATTTCAGGGCTTATTCAAGGCACAACAACTCTTATGCAAACGTTCCAAAATCTTGGCAAAGCCATTCTTAAAACTATCGCCGATAGTGTGGCTCAATGGATAGCCGGACAAATTAAACAAGCCGTATTTGGCAAAATGTTGGCAGCTCAACAGGCTGCAACTGGTACTGCTACGGCTAACGCTCAATATCCGGCATGGGCTGCATTGGCTCAACAAGTATCTATGGCGACATTCGGTGCTAGTGCTATCGCTGGTATGTCTGCATGGTCTGCGAATACTACCGCAGGGGCTGCATTATCCCTTGCCAATGGTGCAACAAGTTTTGCATCTTTAGGATCCGCAAAATTAGACTTACCTAAAATGGCAAACGGTGGTGTGGCCTATGGCTCAACTTACGCTGAAATTGGCGAGGGCAAGTATAAAGAGGCCGTTTTACCTTTAAGCGAAAGCACATACGACGAAATGGGGGCAGGCATAGCACGTGCCGGTGGTGCTACTGGTGGCATTACGTTTAACGTATCTGCTATGGACGCTCATTCGTTTGGTGATTGGTTAGAGAATTCGGCAGGTCGTTCTTTACGACAATTTTTAGTTAATCAAAATAGGGAATTTGTAGCTACGGAAGGTACATGGTAATGGCAGATTTATTGAAATTTCCGGATATTAGAACCCTTGCGTGGAAGTCTACAAAGGCTCAAAAATGGGACACTAAAATCAAACGTACTGGCAGTGGTCGAGTACGAACTATGACGACTTGGCAATATCCGCAATATACCATTACAACAGAATTCGCAGTACTAAGCCCAGAAGAACATAAGCGTCTAATGGGCTTTTATGCATCTGTTAAGGGTGGTACTATTCCGTTCTTATGGTTAGATCCCGAGGACCATGAGGAGAAAGGCGTAAGGCTTGGAACTGGTGCACAATCTGAATGGCAAGCAGTTCGCTTATATGGTGATTTTAGGGAACCAGTGGCACATATTGAGAACCTAAAATTATACGCTAATGGTACGCAAGTTAATGCCGTATCAGATAAAGGCGTTATAAGATTGGCTGCAGGTGTTAGGGTATCGCCTACCGCTATTATTACCGCTGATTATACTTACTATTGGAAAGTCATGTTTAGTGGTGATTATACGGACGAGGCTGTTTTTAAAGACGTATTTAAGTCTAAATCGTTTAAATTGGTTACGGTGAGGTGATTATAAATGAAACAAGTTAGCGAGGCTTTAAGCGTTCATTTAAGCAACTCACAGACATTTGTATCTTGCGACTTGTACGAGTTAAGGCTTAAAAGTGGCATTTCTTACTACTGGGCCGATACTGACATTGATGTTAGTTATGGCGGAAACACATATAAGGGCGATGGGCCGATTATTGTGCGTGAAAAGATTTCTACAACCAGTACCGTTAGCGTTGATAAGTTGAACGTTACAATAACTGCTAATCAGTCCGACCAAATTGGTGGTGTTCCTGTTCTAACTGTGGCTCATAATGGTGGCTTAGACGGTGCCACGTTAAATTTGAGACGTGCATTTTTTGACGATAAAGGGAACGTAATCGAATGTATTGATCTATTCAAGGGTATTTGTGAGGTTAGTCAGGGCGGAGGCTTTGCGTTAAAGATAAATGCAAAATCTGTAGTCCAAAGGCTTAATATTGAATATCCAAACAGACGATACTATCCGCAATGTCCTTATTCTGTATATTCCAAAGAGTGTGGCGTTGATATTACCAAATATCGTAAGCGTGTTACTGTTACCGCTGTTATAGGTAATAACAATGTACAAGTCGATACTTCATTTGAAAATGGCTTTTATACTGCCGGTGGTATGGAGTGGATAAGCGGACCACTAGCAGGGCAAGCAACTCAAATTATGGATAGTGCTACGAACTCAATTATTTATATGAGTGCTACAAATACAACACCTAATGTAGGCGATGTGGCCTATATATATCCGGGTTGCGACAAAACACCTGCAACTTGCAAGGCTAAATTTAATAATTTTAGTAGGAACAGGGCAACGCCTTATGTTCCATTAAAGGAGACGATACGATGAAATTGACAACAGGTGAAATGATTGCCGATGCTGCAAAAAAGTGGATAGGCACACCGTATCAAAACAATACTATGGTTCATGGTGTTGGCGTCGATTGCTCCTATTTATTAGTGGCTGCGGTGGTGGATAGTGGCCTAATGAAACGTGATGAGCTAGAAATAGAAAATTATTCTAACGAATGGCATTTACATCGTAGCGAAGAAAAGTACCTAAAGTACGTTCAAAAAGTAGCTGACGAGGTTCCTATTGATGATATTCGTATCGGTGATTTCTTGCTATACCAATATGGGCGTTGCATTTCTCACGGTGCCATCTATGTTGGTAATAATTTAGTCGTGCATGCGTTTGTTGATCTAGGCGTTATCTATTCATCTATCGACGACGTATTATTCTACGACGCCAAGGGCAAAAGTCGCTTACGTGCAATTTACAGATTTAGGAAAGGGGGTAAATAATGGGTTTTCTATTTAAAGGACGGAATACTACCAATCGTGCTGATATGATATCCGACTTCATGATAAATACCGCCTCTTATGGTGAAGTAGTTCCAGAAGTACTTGGCACTACAAGATTAAGTGGCAATATTATTTATTACGATGACTTTACCCCTCATGAACACAAAACCACTACACGAACTGGCAAGGGTGGTGGCTCAAAGCATACTGAAATAACCTACACATATACAGTCGCATGTGCGATTGGCTTATGTGAGGGCCCTATACAGGGTATAGGTAAAGTATGGCGAGATAAAGAGGTATACGACTATCCGAATGAAAAGATTGAGCTTACTGCGTATAAAGGCGATTACGGACAAGCTCCGTGGCCTTATGTTATTTCAAAACATCCGGAAAAGGCGTTACCTTATAGTGGTTTAGCTTATATGGCAGGCGTAGTCGATTTGGGCGAACGAGGAAGTTTACCGCAATACAACTTTGAAATAAAAGGGAAATTGCTAGAAACTGGCGACGGTGTAGACGTTAACCCAGCCGATTATATTGTGCATGTGTTAAAGTCCATAGGCATTGATGATGTTAATATTGACGGTTTGGAGCACTACAGAGAATACTGCAAGGCAGCTGATATTCTTATCAGTACACCGCCAGATAGTAGAAGTTCAAAGGCTCAAACTGTAATTAACGATATAGCTGAAATTACAAATAGCCTTGTCTTTTGGTCTACAGACCGGCTTAAAATCGTACCATTAGCCGATAAGCCTATTGGCACATGGAGTCCATACAATCAAATTCAATATAACTTAACTGCCGATGATCTTATTCCGGCTAGCGATGGACAGTTAGTCGTGTATAAAAGAAAGGACAGCTCAGAAAGTTATAACCAAGCCACTGTCGAATTTATTAACCGTGCGAACGGTTACGAGAAAGAGACAGTCGCTTTTGAGATTGTAGCCGATGTGCAAAAGAATGGTTTAAAGCCAGCCTCCAAGAAGTCTGCACATTATCTGTATACTAAGGCGAGGGCTCAATACTACGCCGAGCAACTGGCTATGAAACGGCTATACGCTAAAAATCAGTATACGTTCCGTTTAGATTGGGCGTTCTGTAGGTTAGAACCGGGCGACCTTGTTACTCTTACCGACGAATTATGTGGCCTAAATAAACAGATAGTCGTTATAACTTCTGTATCTGAGGCAGCAGACGGACAGTTGGAAATAACTGCGGAGGGTAAGCCGCCCGGCACGTATGCTCCGGCTAAGTACAACGTGCATGAAAACGAGCGACCATTTATTGATTATAACCAAGCTGCACCAAGCGTAAATGATGTTGCTATATTTCAAACCGTTGGCGATGTTGGGGGTAATCAGATATTTGTAGGGGTTAATGCTCCGAGCGGTTGGGGTGGTTGCTCCGTATGGGTATCTGACAATGGCGAAAACTATCGACGTATAGGATCTATTACACAACAAGCTAGAATGGGTAAATTGAAATACGGCTTTGCTCAAAATGGCAATTTCTGTAACGTTGTACTCAATCAAGGCGTGCTGAAAAGTGGAACCCATGTCGATGCTGAGCGTGCCAATACCTTATGTTGGGTAAATGGCGAGGCGTTGAGCTATGAAACTGTAGAAACTCATCCGGATAATTGGTATACGTTACGAGGTTTAGTCCGAGGACAATATGGAACTAAGGCTATTAATCATGGTGCAAATGAAAGGTTTGTCAGAGTTGACGAGGCTTTATTCCATTATCCTTACCGTAAAGAGGATATTAACAAGACGGTATATCTGAAGTTTACTTCATTAAATGTATTTGGGAGTAACGAACAGGGGCTTGATGAGGCAAGGGAATATCAATATAAGATAGTACCTTATTATATCCCAGAAGTGAATAATTTAACGTTATTTACTAAGTACTACAAGATAGGCAACGGAGTATTATCCTTTGATGTGGTAGCTCAGTTTGATACTCCTACTATTAACAGCTTTGATACTGTTGAATTATGGTATCGTGAGGGCAATGCGGCTTGGAAGTATGGCGGTAATGGTAACGGTCAAATCTCTATCAGTGGTTGCGAACTTGGGCATACTTACGAAGTGAAAGCTATTGTTAAGGACGTACATGGAAATACTTCGCAAGGTGTTACTAAGTCCATTACTGTGGCCATGAAAACAGAAATTCCAAATGCACCGCAAGGCTTTTCTATTACATTCAGTGATAAGGCCAATTTCAACTGGCTTGAAGTTCGTAACGCTGACATAGATTTCTATGAGTTGCGACTTGATACAAGGACAGGGCAGGACGATGGCTTGATAGGTAAAAGCAATAATACTACTTATAGTGGTATGCTGCGTGAACGTACTGGCAAAGTTTATCTGTATGCACATAACCCATCAAAAGGATATGGTGCACCTGCCGAATTGACTTACAACGTGCCTGCTCCGCCCAAACCAACTAACGTTAAAGTTAGCGGCAATCTAAATGGCGTAGGGATTATATTCCAATCTATTCCAGCCGGTTGCAAGGGTGCTAATGTCTACGTTGATAATACTGTATATTTCACATCAACGAATGTAATGAACATTCCTTTAGAGGCCGGTGTATATTCTGTCAGTGTTGCTTATGTCGATATCTTTGGTGAGGGGCCAAGAACCGACGCAACAAATGCTACAGTAAAAGCTAAAATAGACAGTAAATTGCTAGATATGGAAGAACTTGGCATATCTGATATGGATAAGGCAGTAAAGGCTTTAAAAAGTGAAGTTGGAACAGTCAAAACTAGCGTTGACGGTTTTCAAAGCAAACTTATAGACCAAGCCAATGCATTTCAACATAGTATTAGTGATCTAAACACTAATTTAGGTACACAAATAACTCAAATCTCAAACGGTATCGAGTTGAGGGTAAATAATGCACTCAATAGCCTTGACGGTGCTGAGCTTGTAAGCCGTATTAATCTAAGTCCAGCAGGTACACGTATCGAGGGTAAATTATTACATGTTACTGGCGATGCATTGTTTGAAAATAACATCATTACAAAAGGCATGCTGCAAGCCGGTTCCGTTACAGCTGATAAAATGCAAGTTGATAGCCTAAGTACAATCACGGCGAACGTAGGCGACTTAAAAGGCGGTAGCATTACAGGCGGCACCTTTAAGAACACAAACAACTCATTCAGAATTGACCCAAACGGCAATATCGTAGGGGCTAACATAACAGCCTCACGAATTGACGCAAGCTCTATTTTTCAAGCTGGCTTTAAAATCAAGAACATAGATGTCAAGATATATAAAGTTCGGCATGGTGATTGGTGCCCTATTCCAGACGGCTTTGTAGAAAATCAATGTTCATTTATTCCTGTTGGATATATAAACACCGAGCGGTATTTTGATAGTAATTATGACTATTACAAAGACAAAGTGCCGAGTCCGTGGGAAGATAAAACCCCTTATAAAATCAGTAAGGACGAATATAATCGACAAAAAGCCAGATATATTGGACATTGTAGCGTATACATGCTGAAAGACGAAAGAACTCAATCTAATATAGGAATTGAGGGAAGTCGCAGAGCGGTAGTAGAGGCTAAAGGGGAAAGCTCATATAGCAGTGAAAATAACGATTTTTACACAAAATCATATATCTATGGCGAACTATTTATATTAGTAATTGCCAAACAGTAAGGGGGGGCATACATGATAAAACACGATTTCGTGCTACACTCTGGGCAAGATTTCAACATCCGTTATGAAGTGCCAGAGGGTAGCGATATGAACCTCACTCGATACAAGGGCGTTTGTAAAATCAGAAAACGCCCTAATGAGGGGGTTATATTTGATTTAGCGGCAGCCGTAGAGGAGAAAAGCGTTACATTCTCCCTTGGTGGCGATGTATCGGCAGCAAAGCAACTGCAAAGCAAAGAGTTCGTATATGACGCTTTCATCTATAACGATAGTGAGCATATTAAAATCGGCTACGGCAAAATCACACTTATTCAAGATATTTCTATGCATAATTAGGGGGTTAATTATGGCAGATAACACACTTACGCTAAAACTCGATGCAGATACAGCTCTGCCACTTATCGAGAAAATCGGTAAAGACATTGTATTGCCTATTGTAGAAGGTGCTGGGAAAAGCGCTTACGCTATCGCAGTAGCGCACGGGTTCCAAGGCAAAGAAAGTGAATGGCTCGAAAGTCTAAGAGGCCCTAAAGGCGTGCAAGGTGATGACGGCCCAGAGGGGCCAAGAGGTCCTAGAGGTTTACAAGGGCCACAAGGCGAACCCGGCAGTGCAGAGCAAGCAGCTGAGCTCTTAAAATCTAAAAATATCTATCTCGAGAATAATCACGTTGATACTGTTATTACAAAGCTCATTGAAAAACTATCGGAAAGTGGCTATATCTCAGACGCTACATTTAGACAATTAGAGTATACTCAACCAAGCACAGGGCAAGAGTATATTGACCTCACAGGCGAGCCACATTTCAAAGTGGCAGTCAATGGTGGCGAAAAGAAAGAGTTTGAAAGCGACAATATGCGAGTTACTATTGAGCCATTCGGCCCTAAGAATATCGAGCTCAAATATTATGATCTAAACGATAACGAACAAATTACCTTAATTATCAGAGGCACAAACGTGGCCCCAGATGAGGTGTACACAGATGTTAGTGGAGTTGTATATAAACGATTAGGAAACGAAATTGAAATTGATGTATCGAATTACAATAACACAGATATATTCAAGATTTTACCTAATTGGAATATTGGCGACATTAACAAAATCACTATCAAGACCAATAAGCGTGTAATGCTTAAAATGAACGAGTCATCTTTGCATGATAAATCTGGTACTGTTGTAAATGAAATTAATTCGGTTTGGATTATTGAAACACCAGAGAATACAGTGTTTAAGTGGACTGATAGCTACTGGACTAATTTGGCTATGAAAGATTTAACAAGTTATTTTTCTACAAGCGTAGCCACAGGCAATAGCCGTGAGCCTTACTTTGTTTATGACGCAGGTGCTAACAAATACATAAACAGTGATCGTGAGGGCTTATAAAATGCAAGTAATAACAGATTTCTTATGCGAGGCATGGCAAACACTTACAGAGTCATTCGCCATTAAAGCCTTGCTTGCGGTAGTTGCGGAAGTCGGTATATACATGTTAGGTCTTAAACACGTACAGGTGTTAGGTATATTCATATGCCTAGTGTTTTTAGATTTATTTACAAAGTGGTCTGCGATTGGCTATCAAATGTTGGTTGATCTTGGGGCTAGTCCTGAAAACATCAGCGGATCTGACAAGTACTTAGCGATTCCAGTGGCCTGGGGGAAGGGGCTTATATCCTCTAAACATATGAGAAAGCCTTTTATTACAAAGGTGCTAACATACTGCCTAGCAACGGCTGGGGCTTGGTGTTTTGATTTTATGGCAGGGAATTACGCCTTTGCCGTTAACCTTGTATGGTTGTATCTTGCTAGTGTCGAATTTTTATCCATATTGGAGAATATGCGAGACGGCGGTAACACTACCATTACAGGGTTGTTAGATTTGGTTCAATCTAAAATTGACATGCTTTTAAAGAAATAAGGTTTTTATATAGGGCTGCATAATTGTAGCCCTATTTTTAATTGGAGGTGCATATAATGAAAATTGGTACATATTTTGATGATTACGAATTCGCTTGCAGTTGCCATAGACATGAAGTCGATGAAAATGGACATAATAAGTTAGACCATATTATTGACAAGCGTTTGGTGGACTTATTAGATGCAATTCGTGAACGTTTAGGGGTTCCGTTATATATCAATAGCGGTTACCGTTGCCCTGAACATAATGAGGAAGTAGGGGGCGTGCCTAATTCTCAGCATGTAGAGGGTACAGCAGCAGACATCACATACGATGGCATTGATGTTGATTATCTTGCACAGATTGCCGAAGAATGTGGGGCCGATGGAATTGGCTGCTATTATTATCAGGACTTCGTACACGTTGACGTGCGTGGATATGACGCACGTTGGAATGATCTTGACTAAATAAAGGGGCTATATATGTATGAGAAATTCAAAAACTACTTCAATGCGTTTAAATCTCAAATTACTGTTAGGCGGCTTATTCTTATTTGTGGTTGTGTGTTGCTCCTCATTGGTGCATGCCAACTCATTGACGGCTACTTCACCGCAAGAGGCAACTATCAACGTGCCATTGACAAGTTGGAACGAACTCAAAGGGAACTTGATACAAGCAGACGCCTTAATCAAGAGCTCAAACTTGTCATTGAACGAGGCTCAGACCTTAACCGCCAAGCAAGCGACCGAATTGAACGAATTGAAGATTATCAACGAAGAACGGAGCAAGGAATTAGCCGAGCTCAAAACTATCAACGAGAAACAGGGGCAAGAGTTAGCGAAAGCATCGGAATTAATAACCGAGCAGGCGAGCTCATTGGAAACAGCCTCCGTATCATTGATCGAGTTGAAAGCGGAACTAAAGAATAATAAACGAACAGAACAAAGATTACGACGGCAACGTGATACATGGGCTATTAGCAACGTAGCATTATTTCTTGCCGGTGCGTTACGCAAATAACGTGGAGGTGATCCGATATCTCCCTACCATATGAGGGCGGACATATGGAGTGATTAAATTAATAAGGCCTATCATGTTAGTATTTATAAGTACTTTCGTGATAGGCCCTTATTTTGTTTCTGCTTGCACTATTATTAATAATTCTTTATTATATTCTTAAGTAAACTAAAAATTTGTAAAGGAGGATTGTTATTATGAATTTTGAAATATATTGTCCTGTTGTTGAAGCTTTTCCACAAATAGGGAGCCCCAATGAGCAGCAGAGCGGCAGTGTTGTCGGTGTGATTGAGATGGCGAAAAATGTGCCTGGCGGTGACGGAAGGGTTTATGAAATTTGCAAAATCGAATATAGCGATGAAAGTTATCAGCTGATGGCGATTGAGATGTAG